ATTTATGTTCCATAAAAGAAAGTTCGTTCCAGTCTTTGCAGAAAAGTACACTGGAGATCCATCAAATATCATTATGAGGTCTTCATGGGAGACTCAATTTGCAAATTGGTGTGACAAGAACCCTAAAGTGATTAAATGGAGTTCTGAAGAGACTATCATCCCATATCGCTGCCCGACTGATAACAAGATCCACCGTTATTTCGTAGACTTCAAGATTCAGGTAGCCACAACAGGCGATACGCTAAAGACATATCTGGTCGAAGTTAAACCTGCCCAGCAGTGCCAACCACCTGTGTATCCAGGTCGAAACACTAAAAAGTATCTGACTGAATCTTATACCTATATCAAAAACCAAGCTAAGTGGGAGGCAGCGAAACAGTACTGCCTCGATCGTAAGTGGGAATTTAAGATTATTACTGAGTATGAACTTGGGCTGAAGAAGCCTAAATAAGATTATGGCTAAAAAACCACCAATGCAAGACGTCTTCGAACGTAACCAATTTGACCTTCTAACAGCTGTTAAAAGATCGAGAAGCTGGTTCGATAAACAGGTCCACGAGATGGCTAAGCAACAACTCACCCCTAAGAAAGTGTTAAATGGAGACGTAAGTGCTCTGACAACACAACTAATTCCAGGGAATTTGTACATGTATGCTTATGATCCAAAGACCAAAGAAGACCTTCCATACTATGATAGATTCCCTCTAGTTTTCCCATTCAGAAAAACAACTGATGGGTTCTATGGTTTGAATATGCACTACTTGCCATATGTCCTACGTATGCAGTTACTCGATAACCTTCTAGCGTTTAAATCAAACTCTAGATTAGACGAGACAACTCGATTGAAATATTCGTGGGCTATGATTGATGGTGTCTCTAAATTCAAAGCAGCCCAACCATGTGTCAAACAGTATTTAACTGGACACGTAAGAAGCCAATACAGAAAAGTCGATTCCAGCGACTGGGCTACTGCTATGTTACTACCTGTCGAACAATTCGTCGGTGCCAGCAAGCAGAAAGTCTGGGATGAGTCCAGAAGAAAAATTAGAAAACTATAATGGCAACTATCAAAGAATTCACAGCAGCTGTAAAGAGTAACGGATTAGCTAGAACTAACCGTTACGCAGTCGTATTCTCTTTACCAAAGGGTATGTCTGAGAGAGCAGTGACTCAAACTGCGTTAATGTTTTGCGAACAAATTCAACTTCCAGGTACTAATTTCTCCACAACACAGAACAGATCATTCGGTGAATTTAGAGAAACACCATACGAGAAATTGTATGAACATATCAACTTATCATTCTATGTTGATAAAGATATGCAGATCAAGAAATTGTTCGATGATTGGAACAATTGTATCTACAATCCAAAAACTCGCGTGTTCAATTACTATGATCAGTACATAACCGACATCAAGATCGAAGTTCATGATATGACTGACCAGAAGAAATATACAATTGAACTTCATGAATGTTATCCAAAAAGCATTGGAGCTGTTCAATTAGATTATGCGTCAAAAGACGTTATGAAGTTATCAGTTTCCATGGCGTACAAGTGGTTCGAGACTTCTACTGAACCACTAGCAATACCAGATGGCATTCCTAGAAATGCTCTAACAGATAGACTAATGAACTTTGCTGTTGGAACTGCTGGTGCTTATGCAGTAACAAAATTGCCTGCGCTACAAAAGAAAATATCAGGCTTTACCTCAAAACTAAAATTCTAAAAGGGTGATCACTATGGCAGACGAAGAAAAGAAAATCAGCGCAAGCGAACAGAAAAAAGAAGATTGGATGAACTCCAAGTGGCGTCCGATGATGGGTTGGATGTACATGGCTATTTGTACAGCAGACTTTATGTTGTTCCCTATTCTATGGTCTTTAGCACAAACGATTCTAAAGCAGCCTATTAGCCAATGGCAACCACTAACACTACAAGGTGCTGGTTTATTCCACGTGGCCATGGGTGCAGTATTAGGTATCTCAGCAATGGGTCGTACACAAGAAAAGATCGCAGGAGCAAATAATGGCGGAGCCAACACACCAAGCACAACTGCAACACCTAGCGTATCTGCGCCAAGTGCAATCCCAAAACCAATATTATCAACCCCAGCTGCAACAGCAGCACCAGTTGGTCTCGACCCAAGTGATCCACCAACTAGAAACACTAGAAACGAC